AATTGCATAGTTTGACGTTGACGATTTAAAGCAGCTTGGACTTGCTTTTGTCTTAATTTAATTTTTTGTTGCTCTTCACTATCTGGTTTTTGTGATGAAACTGGAGTTTCAGTTTGCTCCATGGTTGGCTTTAAATTAATACGTTTAGAGTTATTAACTCCTTCACCAGTTATTGTATCACTTTTCTTTTTTGCTTTTTTTGCCTCCGGAATAAACTCTTCTTTTTGAGTCCCTCCTCTTGAAGCAATAGCATTACCAACAGCAGCACGGCGCTTTAAAAGATACTTATCAGATTTGTCATTACTAATGCCATTATTGTTTACATCCGCATCTTCACGTCCAACAGGATCTAAACCTTTACCTGCTTTTACTTTTGAAGTTTTTTGTCCTTGCTTATCATCAGTCTCTTTCGGATGATAACCAGTCATTTCAACTCGTCTAATATTTGGATTTGCACGAAGTTCTGCAATTTTTGCACGAGTTGCCTGGCGACGATATGTATTACCAGTCTTCTTATCGGTAACAACTACCCAATATTTCTTTTCATCCGCCTCTACAATATCTTCAACTTCTTCTTCAACAGTAACACCTTCAACAAAAACTTTAATTAAAGCATTTACTGTTGATTGCTTTGCAAGTTCACCAATTCCATATTCTTCTTTTACACCACCAGAAAGCTTTTTCTTTGCAAGTGCTTTAACTGGTCCTGGTGCAGGAGAACTTGCCAGTTGTGCCAAATATGCTCTAACAACTTGAGCTGGGTTCATGTCAGTATGAGCACCCATTTTTTGTTTAACTTTATATTTTACATCAGATGCAAGTTGAGATGCTTGTTTTTCAATATCAGTATCACCTGCGGCATGACCACGATGAGGACCAGATGCAAATTGAGCCATGGAATTTTTCTAATTTACTTTTTTCTATACTTATTTATGAATTCCTTACCGTATGTAATTAGATCTTGATTGTAATCAAGTGCCCCTGGAGTTTTATCAATTACGTTTTTAAGATATCCTTCAGTTCCGATCAAGGTATTAGGATGCTTTTCATCTCTCATTTTTGAAGTCATATGCTTTTCGCTATATGCTTCAGTAACATCCTTTATCCAAGACTTAAACATGACACCATCTTCAGTCACACAAATTAAATGATTAGTTCCTCTACGGATTATTTTTCCAACCATTTCTGTAACTAAACTTTGAACCACATCACCTTCTTTAAATATCTCCCCACTAATATATTTTTCTCTTAATTCTTGTTCACTAATTGGAGGAGAGTTTTGTGACGTTGAAACTGATAAATTTTTCTCTTTGGGAGTTTGGCGTGGATCTTGCTGACCAAGTCTTTGCCTCTTGTTGTAAAAATGTAATCTACCACCTACAGTTTTTGCTTCAAACTCGCCAGTTTTATTATTATGCCATCCACCGTGCTGATCTCCAACTAACCCTAATCTTTTTGCCTGAAAAGATGCTAGGGAGATACCTTCAACAAATTGAGAAAAATTTTTCATTACTTACGTTTACAGATTTCTGTTGTTATTTCTTTTTCGTTTGTTATTATGTATTGTAAAACACTTAATCTTATCTTTTTATATTTATTCTTTGTCTTTTTTTCTCTAGAAGAAGTTATCTTATTTTCAAATGTTTTGTAAACATAAGCAAGAAATTCTTTATACTTGGAAGTTCTTGTTTTCGAATTACTTTCAAACGAATTAATAATATCTACAATTATTGAATTCATATTCATCTTTTATTGTTATTTAGTGCCCGTGAGAAGATTCGAACTTCCACTGTATGGATTCTAAGTCCACCCTCTCTACCGTTGGAGTACACGGGCAAATGGAGAATAGGAGAATCGAACTCCTAATAAGTGCTTGCAAAGCACCCGTTATACCGTTTAACTAATTCCCCAGTAAAACCCCGAAGGGTTATTTATTTATTTTCCCCAAATTTGAATTGTATAACGATATTCTTTAGCATGTGGAGAAATACTAGTGACAAAGTGATACTCTTTATCATCATTTACAACCATCATATTTTCTTGAGGATTCAAACATCTATAAAAATTATCAGGGCACTCTTTATCTTGCCAAATAAATAATCCCCCATCAATAAGATTATTTGCATTTAAATATAAAGTAGCGCCAAATTTATAATCAGCATCATCATGAGGTGCTATGCCAGAATAAGAATCCCAAATATAGTATTGATAAATTAGTTCATCATAATTATAATTTACAAAAGCTATCGTCAATTCTGATGTTAACAGATTTTTAATTTTAACATCAGTTATTTCGGAAAATAAGCAAGTTCCATCAATATTTTCCAACAACTTATTATTCCATCTTAAAGAACTTGATTCCCAAACTGGTTGGTTTTGCTTTTTTAAAACATCTTCTTTACAAACATTTAAAAGTTCTTCAGATAAAACTTCTGTGTAAATTTTCATACTATCCTACTAATTTTTCAATTTCAGAATCTAAATTATTAATTACAGAACGAATATCAGAGATACGTGGAGGAACGCTCATTTCATCATAAGTATAACCTTTTTGAGATTCAAAAAGAATTTGGCGAATTGCAGCGGCAGAACGAACATCCATTTTAATTGTTACTTGTTTTTCTTTAGTCATCGGTCATCAGCAGCACGGTTTTCGGAGAAATAAACATCAAAAGCACCTTCAGGATAACGCTTGAGAAGTTTTTGTACATTACGAGCAACTACATCATCAATAGATACTTCAAGTGCCATACATGCTTGAGCAACATACCACATGATGTCACCAAGTTCAATAATTAGGTGCTCACGATTGTCCTCATTAAATGGTTTACCTTGAAAAATCATTTTCTTTACAATCTCCATAAACTCACCACCTTCAGCGTTGATACCAACAGAGGCAGTCAGGAGTCGCTCAATATTAGCACCCTTTTCATCTAGTTCAACTAAACGATCAGAAAGAGCAAGAAATTCTTTAGATGCATCAGAAGTTACAGCATCTACGAATTCAGCGTACTTATCAAAATCAACGTGTTTTGCAGTTTCCATTAAAATTTAAATCCTTCAAACGATTTTTTAGGTTTCTTGTCTTCATAATCATTATACTCATCATCCTGCCCACTGTCAAGTATGTCCTTTTGGGCAGTCTGTTCACAATCATACAATCTCATTTTAGCACGATCAATACCAACAATGAAACGTTTGTAGATAGTAGGATCATTATAACGATTCTTCAATTGCTTTACCATAATCTGACCCAACTGTTCCAACTCTTCAGTACTAATAAGAGCAAACATAAGATCAGCAGTAGCAGGAAGACCAAATGATTCAGAAGTATCGGTAAGTTCAACGTCGGAGTTACCATAACCACTACGAGTAGTCTGGGTAGCAGATACAATTGGAACATTGAACTCTACTGCCAGACCGCGAAGTTCTTCCGCAATTGACTTGATATACGAATAAGAGTTGATAGAACTATTTGCTTTATGTCTGGAAGAAGCACAAATATTGAGATAATCGATGAATATAATATCAGGTTTAAATGATTTTTTAAGAGCAAGTTCATTGAGAAGCGCCTTAAAATGACCACTATGCGCTGATGCAGTTGGGTATTCTTTGATTATAAGAGTTCCTTGTGTTTTCTTTGACAAGTTAGTAACTTTATTCTCAAACATCTGGCGAGGAAGTTCCACCAATTGTTGAATAGGAACGTTTAAAAGATTTGCATCAATACGTTCAGCAATTTTCTCCTCTGCCATTTCCAATGTAATGTAAAGGACATTACGTCCGTTAAGCACACAGGAGCTAGCCATGTGACACATGAAAAGAGACTTACCAACACCTGTCCCAGCAAGAGCGATATTAAGAGTCTTGTTAGGAAGACCACCTTTCGTAACTTTATTAAAATATTCCAAATCAAATGGAATACGATCTTCCTTGCGGTGATATGCATCATAACGTTCTTCATAATCCTGAAGATAATCATGCCCAATATGATTATCAAATGATACTGCTAAAGCATTTGAAAGAATGCTAGGAATAGCATCTCTATTTTTCTTTTCATCATTTCCATCAGCAATATGGATTGATTCCATAAGAGCAAGATAGATTGCACGATCACGACACCATTTTTCAGTAGTATCAAGTAACCACTGATTTTCTACTGGTGAATTATGAAGGGATTGAGATGTTTCTCTAATCTCTTTAATTTCAGTTTCAGATAAATCTGTACGATTTTCTATTTCAATATTAAGTGCTTCTTTCGTAATTGCAGACCCATATTTGATAATGAATTTAACAACTTCATCAAAAATGATTTTTTCCGACTTTTTCTCAAAATAATTTGGTTGTATGAATGGTATAACTTTGCGCGAGTAAGTTTCATTAAAAATCAAATTTCGTAGAATAGTTGTTTCAATTCGTTCCATAGGAGAATTCACGTTTTGCAATATCATCAA